ACGATATTCCTAAAAATTGGCTTAATTTTCCACTTAAAATTGCTATCTATACTTTGCATTTTCTGCATATATTTATAGCTATATACCCCACAATCTATGAGCGTTACAAACGACGAGTTAATTGAAGAGATCCTTTGGAAAGCCTACGCAAAAGGCTTAGGAAAAGAGGTTAATGAGCGTGCAAAAACTCATATGGATGCTGGAATGCGTAAGAGTTTTGCATACCAAACAGCATATGAAGATTTACAAGTAGATTACTATTGATTTCACGCTAAGCCCCATATTTATTTTTAAAAACAATAGCTATGGGATTTACGAGAGAGCAAGTAGAGACAGCTGTAAAAGCTAAAGGTTATGCATGGTTTGACGATGCAGCCAATAAAGGATTTGACGTTAATATCGTCGGTATTAGAAACGCAGGTGCAGGACAGGTAGTTACCAACGTGTTTGACGACCAACTAACAATTTCTTACAAAGAAGATGGTGTATGGAAGTTCCATTCATGGGCTGCTACTACTGATCCTGGTAAAAAAGGCGTTCGTGAGTATCACAATACAGCAGGTGTTGCTCGTCTTGTAGAAGGACAGTATCGTAGCTCTCACATTATCCGTTTACACCAAGGAAAGTACGAAGCATTAGGACAGAACAAGCCAGTTAAGGTTTGGCGTGATGCTAACAAAGATATGGTGTACGATGAAAATAAAATCCAAGAAGGTGTATTCGGAATCAATATCCATAAAGCTGGTGCAGACTCAACTTACGTAGAGAATTGGTCAGAAGGTTGTCAAGTATTTAAGAAGTCAGCAGACTTCGAAGCGTTTATGAAGATTTGCCGTAAAGCGAAAGATATTCACGGTAACAACTTCACCTACACACTTATTGCATCCTCAGACATTAAATAATGGACATATTAATACCTATAGTAATTGCTTTAATTACATCCGTGCTTGGTCCTATCCTACTGGAATGGGCAAAGAATAAGTTTAATAGAAAGCCTTCAGATCCGCTACCCGATGCGCTAAAGTATAACGAGCAAATTGATCATCAACTCGATATGATGTTAGCTGAGCTAGAGTGCGATCAGATCTTTATAGCTCAGTTTCATAACGGTGGCCATTTCTATCCAACAGGTAAGTCAATACAAAAGTTCTCTATATTCTATGAAGTGCTTAACCCAAACATTGAGTCCGTGAAGAATGTGTATCAGAACATACCAGTATCCTTGTTTAACAAGCCGTTATCAGAGTTATATGAGAATGGCGAGGTGGTAATCGAAGATGCAGAAGCAAATCATTCCTACCTTCTTAATACAACTACTGGTGGTAAGTGTAAGTCAATCTACTTACTATCTCTCACAGACTTAGATGGTCGCATTATTGGAGTTATGGGTATACATTACATCAATAAGAAGCATAGGTTTGTAAAAGATGAATGGATATACGTACGTCAGAAGGTTGGAGTTGTTGGTACTGTGATGAGCAATTACCTTCACAATAAATAATAATAGTTTATGATGCGCAAGCCTAAAATGTTGTTTTTGCCTAAGTATTGGATTAGAGTACTGCCGTGGGCACTTGTAATCGCACTAGCCGTTATAATCCACTCCCAACACAAGAGCCTAAACACACCATTACCTATACCGCCAGAAGACCATCGTATAGATAGTTTGCAGCAAGTTGTAGCACAGCTAAACGCTAACCTATTAGATGCACGTCACGATTACGATAGCGCACAAAATAACATTAAAGTAGACATAATAACAATACGTGAACAGAATGCAAAAGACATTACTAACATTAGCAATTATAGTGCTGAGCAGCTTGACAGCACTTGGTCAGCCATCACTTTCCCCTAAACGAATAGTCTTTAACGGCGATACTGGAGTCTTCTTTATTCGAAAGCAAGAGGTTGCTCTGTTGCAGCTTATAAAGCAAGGTGAAGGTTATAAAAAGGAGAATGCACAGCTACTCAACTATCAAATTAACTGTGATGAACAGTCTATACTAGAGCGAGCAGCTTTTGCTAACTTATTCAGCGAGTACACAGAACTCAACTCCGTTGCAACCGATTTTCAAGCCAAGTACACTCTAGAATGGCAAGAGCATCAAAAGACTCGAGCGGAGCTTGAAAAGCAAGTAAGTTTAAAAATTCGATGGAGAAAAACATCATTATGGTTAGGTGCTAGCAATATTGCGTTAGCTACAGGAATCTACTTTATTGTCAAAAATTAAGTTGACTTTTCGGAAAAAGAGACGTATATTCATTATATGAAAATACTTCACCGTTACGATCAAATACAGAAAGACCTTTTCAGTCTTGGTATGAGAATAAACAAAAGAGTTGGCTCTAAACCAGAGTACAAAGACGCTGTTTGTTTACCAATCCTACAAGGAGTAACCTCATTCTTTACAGACTTATCTCGTAATTTTACTTGGGATCCTGTCGTAGACTACGTAGGAGCTTCAAGCTATGATGGACAGAATCGTCAGATGATAAACGCATATAAGATGCCTAAGCCTGACTTAATACAAGGGAAGGCAGTGTTTATTTTTGACGATATACTCGACAGCGGTAACACTATGGACTTCTTTGTTAAGACATGCTTTTCATTAGGCGCAACTGCAGTTACTCCTGTAGTTTTACTTAAGCGAAAGGACACTCCGTACGTACAAGATCCACGTGTAACAGAGACATTAGCTATGTACGAAATAGCTGATGAGTGGGTGTGGGGATATGGAATGGACGATGTACATGGAAGAGGTAGAACACTAAAACACATACTATATGAAGAGCCGAAGCCATAAGCTTATTTACGACTTCCCAAGGCAACTCTGCTTAGAAATATCCTGTGACAACATTGAATGGTCTCGCGTAACTTGTGAGACCTTTCGTGCTTTTAAGGGAGCAAGGAGAGTGCAAGGTGAGCCTTACGAAGGTAAGACATACTACAAGGGAACTAATTATATTCACAGAGGGAAGGTGAAAGCTCCTCGTGTAATTTTGATTGCTGAGCTGAATGATAGAGTTAGGAAGGCGCATAGGCAAGAAGCTGCAATTGCTCGAACTATTACTAAGCCAAACGTAAATTTCCTTAACAGGGATGTTAGCACCACTATTATATCTAGCGTAAACTTGTTTCTAGCGTCGTTAACCTTATGCCACCAGCTACTATGATATTTGTCCTCAAGTCATTATTTTACACGTGCATATCCCGTCTAATAGGTAAATTCATCCTTAGGCAGAAATACGAAACAGAAGTTGAAGTAGGAGTATTTATATTCACATATATCTTTATTAGTGCAGTTTTATACTTCAGTGAGTAGCCATGAACAAGAAATTATTCAATATGTCTAAGGCAAGACAACGCGATAATGCTATAGAAGATGGCTTCTATGACGGCAGATTCCGTACTAAGGTTGTTGAAGATAAAAAGAAAAAGCAGGAACGCCAGAGTGCAAAGAAGTGGAAAAACCGAGATATTCTTGGAGAAGATAACGACTAACTGTTGTCTTTACGGATTTTTAGGTATAACTTCTATATATAATAGTAATAAGTAGTAAATTTAAAAAATAGTTATATGAGTAGTATTGTAATTGGATTAGGATTTTTAGTAGTAGTAGCGAGTGTTTATATACTTAAACTGTCATTTGAAATAAGAGACCTACGCTCTGACATAGCAACAGCAGCTGTTAAGCAGCAATTTCTCGTCGATTATATCGATAGCCTTAGTAAACAATTGAAAAAAGCGAAGAGCTCATCCTTAATTATTAAGTAATGAGTTGCTTTCAATCCCTTGTAGGAAATAAGTTCATGGCTGACGCTCCTTTTGAAATACTCAAGGCAAAGCGTTTGTTAATTGACGAGCATCCTATCTTTGGTGACGAGTTTAAGCATTCCTTTGATAAAGTTCAAAATCAGCAAGCCTACTACCATGTTGGCAATTCGCTGGGATTCTTTAGTGAGTTGTATAATGTAGACATAAACAATAAGCGACTATATTACCTCCAGTACGATAGATTCTTAATGATAGCATGCCGTAGTAAACGACTCATTGACTCAGCTATAAGAGCAGCTACTAACGTTAATGGCGATGTGCCAATTTATAGAACAAAACACGTAATACGTAAAGTAGGAATACATACGGTATTATTTAACACAAACTTTACGATACCGCCGGTATCACCAAATTAAACATATGAGAAACAAACAAGCAATTGAAGATCTAGCAGCTAGATTAGACCAGGTTTTAAGCCTATTACACAACGACATTGATAGTGGCAAGCCACATATTACTGCAGAATTTGCTAAGCAGCAATTAGGTCAAGCTTTGATCTACACAGAGTCACTAAGACAATACCTTGATTTAGAGAACTAATTATGTGCGTTGTAGAGTGTCAAAATTGTGGAGCACTACAACCCAACGTACCAGTAGGCACTATCGTTAAGATGTGCTTTGATTGCGTCAGAGAGGTTGTAACACCAGCATACTCCCAACCACCCAAGAAGACGGGTTTCCCAAAAGGTTGGAAATTCATGAAAGTTTTTGTATATTCAGATGGCACGGTCTATCACAAAGGTGTAGAACAGCCGACGCTTAAAGGCACTTTGGATCCTACTGTAATTGAACCTAAGATAAAAAAGTCTAAGGCACAGAAGGCACAAGAGAAGCAACAAGCATTGGTTGAGTTACAGAAGTTGAAGACTGCGCTAAAGAAAGAAACAAGAAAGACTTATGCTAAAAAGCTTGAGTCGCAAATTAAAAGGTTACAAAGACAATTATGAAAAACTTCACTGCGGAGGAATTACAAGCCAACTACTTCAAGCTTGTAGGGTATATTGATCTCCATATTACTGGAGAGCGAAAAGATAAGCTAAGAAAGCTTTACGAAGATCATGCTGAACGTATTATGTTTATGCCTGCAAGTGGTAATGAATCATATCACAACTGCTTTACTGGTGGTTATGTTGATCACGTCATTCGCGTAATAGATGTTGCATTGGACATGGCTCAACTATGGACAGGCTGGGGCTCAGACGATAACTTCACTACGGAAGAGCTGGTGTTTGCTGCACTCAATCATGATTTAGGTAAGATTGGTACGGAAGAGGCTGAAATGTATGTAATGAACGACTCAGAGTGGCATAGAAAGAATCAAGGTAAGATTTACAAGATGAATCCTGCTAATGCTTTTATGACTGTACCTGATCGTAGCTTACGTCTATTAACTGAACGAGGCATCTCAGTATCTGAGAACGAATGGTTTGGTATTAAGTTACATGACGGAATGTATGATGAGAGCAACAAGCATTACTATATCAGCTATGACGTTAACTCACGTCTACGTACAAACCTTCCATACATACTACACCAAGCTGATCAATTAGCCGCTCGTGTCGAATACCAAGCTTGGGTTGCACAGCAATCACCATTGACAGCTACTACGATCAAGCCTAAGAAGGCATCTAACTTAGAGTCAACATCAGCACTAACTGACGATCAGAAGAGTGATTTACTAAACGCTTTTAAAGACTTATTCTAATGATAACAACAATAGTTATATTATCCCTGCTTTTAGTTGGTACTGGTTGGTTTGCATTTGCTAACTACCGTAAGTACGTAAAAGCAGTAGAGTATGCAGAGAACGGGTTCTTTGTTTACAACAGCTTCTTAGCATCGCTATACCATAAGTTTCAAGACACTATCAACACTATGAACGTAATCGACCATAGAGGTTCGTTCAAAGCTGATGATGAGGTAGGTGCTGCATTTGAGAGTTTAAAAGATTGTGTAGAAGAATTAGATGAATACATTAAGCGTTATGTCCAAACCGAGGAAGAAAAAAACTAAGAACTACTACTTCACAGCTGAAGTAGATGTTAGTATTAAAGTACTTAATGCTACGGAAGATCAACTCGAAAGAGACAGAATCTACCGTCAAGAAATTAAACCAGCCTTTGAAAAGCTTGTTGAGAATATTATCCACACCTTTAAGTTTTACTATACAGACGGCCTATCTATCAAAGATTTGCAGCATGAAGTAGTGAGCTTCTTAGTGGAAAAGTTACCAAAGTTTACAGCCGATAAAGGGAAAGCTTTTAGCTACTTTAGTATTGTAGCTAAGAATTATCTAATCCTAAACAATAACAAAAACTTTAAAAAGTTAGTTAACAGTGAGCAGCTTGAAGGAGCAAATGGACTTAGCTCAGCGCTAGTTGTAGAAGAAGAGCCAACTCCAATCGATCACTTCATTCAGAATATGATAGATTACTTTGATGCAAATTTAATAAAGGTATATCCAAAAAAGAACGATCAAATTGTAGTGGGTGCTGTTATAGAGCTATTTCGTAGAAAGGAGACTTTAGAGATTTTCAATAAGAAAGCTTTGTACATTTACATAAGAGAAATGACAAATGCAAACACGCAACATATTACAAAAGTAATTAAGTCCCTTAAAGATAAGTACGTTAAGATGTATAACGATTACGATAAAATGGGATACATTCCGCGAAACGTAATTTACTAATGCTAATCTATTATAGCAAAGAAGACTTAATTAAGTTTTTAAAAGCCGAGCTAAAAGCTTGGGAGAAGGTTGGTGGTGGTCCCAACCTTCTTGCGTTTGAATTTGATCCTAAGACTACTGATCCAAAACAACTAAGAGAGTTAGGTTATTTTGACAACACTGATTCTTGGATTGCTGGAGCAAGAATAAAAGCCTTAATGGACTTGCTCGAGCAAGTAGAAAACACAGACACTATAGCGAAAAGGTAATCCGTCTGTATTTATTAGAAACATAAAGCTATGGATAAGGATAGTGTATTGTTCGATGACAAGACGTTTAGCGACCTACTAAGAGACGTTTATCAGAACACAAAAAAGAAAGAAAGTCAAATTAATGGTTTGATAGAACAACTCAAGGGGTTGATAAGAAACATCACAGATGCTTCTATGATGGTACCTATGATAAAAGAGTACTTAGAGGTAGCAGTTAAGAATGA